TTATTGTTCATTTAGAAATCAAAGCAATTATTGCCTAATTATCTTAAAAATAAAACTAAATCATTTTTATTTATTTTTTGTTTAATTTTAATTCATTTATAATTATTTATCTTCATTTTTTTTTATTAGAAAAATACAAAAATAATTATTTTTTGCATTTCTTTTTTTTGGATGTTTATTTCATTTGACGAAGATGGATGAGAGCTTTGTCAATAGCCATATAGAAATCATTTTTGACCATTATTTCGTCTTCTTCATCACCGCCATAAATGAATTCATAATATACACAGTCCAATTCGATATTCAAATTTTTAAATATTTCTTCTGGTATAATGTCCTTTGTATGCTGAACAAGTGATGCTGATTTTTGCCAAATCGCCCGCAATGATTCATTCTCCATTTTCTTAATTTTCTCAAATTTTTGAATGAGACGATTATTGTTCATTTAGAAATCAAAGCAATTATTGCCTAATTATCTTAAAAATAAAACTAAATCATTTTTATTTATTTTTTGTTTAATTTTAATTCATTTATAATTATTTATCTTCATATTTATTTTCTTCAATTATTGGCATAAATCCAATATCAAAATTATCATTTATCTTTCTTAAAATTTTTGGATCTATCTCATCATTATCATTAATCATTGGTGGGACTTCTTGAGGAGGCTTTAATAAATTTAATATAAATACCGGAACAACTGATTGTAATGAAGTTAAAGAAATTGATGATGTAAATATATAATAACTTATAATTGTTGTTACGATATATATTATCGTAAATAATAAAATGTTATTGCAAGAAAATAAAGGTTTTTTATAAGTTCCAGTTTCTTCATCATAATAATTTTCATTTGTTCCATTATCCAATGAATAGATTATACCAAAGATAACAACACTTATTATTATAGATACTATATAATATTCCATTCTATTATAAAATTTTAATTTAAATGTATGAGTTATTACATATAAATATAAAAAATATTTATAAATAAATATGAAGCTCGAATTGAAAAAATTTGATCCTTCCACTATAAAAAGTGATTCTGTAATTGTTTTTATTGGAAAACGTAATACTGGCAAATCTTATTGTATGAAAGATATTCTAAGCTATCATAAAGAATTGCCTGTAGGTGTTGTTATTAGTCCTACAGAAGCTGCTAATAATTTCTTTGAAAAATTTGTTCCTAATATGCTTATTTATGATGAATATGAACCAACTATTGTTAAAAGATTTTTAGAAAGACAAATAACTATCAACAAACAAAAAGCCATTCAAGAAAAGAAATTTCATACTTCTGATATTGATAATCGAGCTTTTCTAATTTTAGATGATTGTCTATATGATAAAACCTGGCCGACAGATAAAAACATTAGAAGTATTTTTATGAATGGTCGTCATTATAAAATATTCTTTTTAATTACTATGCAATACTGTATGGGTCTTCCTCCTGTTCTTCGTGCAAATATTGATTATGTCTTTATTTTCAAAAATAATATTATCAAAGAAAGAGAAAAGATTTATAATCATTATGCCGGTATTTTCAATGATTTCTCTACTTTCTGTGCTGTGATGGATAATTGCACAGAAAATTATGAATGTGTTGTAATTGATAATAAAATTCAAAGTAATCGCCTTGAAGATCAAGTTAAATGGTATAAAGCAAAAGATGCCGATTTTAAAATGTGTACGCCTGAATTATGGAATTTATGTGCATTAGAAAAAGAAAGAAAATCAAATATGTTAGCATACGAAGATGAAGAAGAGGAAGAACCATATGATGCAAATATATTTTTAAAGAATAAAAACAAAAATAAACCAGTCATTAATATTAAAAAAAAAGTTTAGATAGGATCACAATCTGTTCTTATGGGATTTATTTTTATTACAGTATCATTATCTATTAATGTAGATAATATGCCACTGTCTAAACGATTATTATAAGCATTAGCTTTAAAATCTGATCGCATCGGCTCTTTTGTTATGTTATCTCTAGTTAGCGGAATTGGCATTCCTTCAGATATCAATCCTAAATGTCCAAGTCTTTCAGCCTCTTCGAGATCTATCTGTTTCTTATTTATAGCAAAATTAACATTTTCTTTTGGAACACCTACAAATTTTCCACCTCCATTTGGAGTATATCCGGCTTTCATCATAACTAATTCACGAGTTCCATCAATTTCAGTATTATAATCTGCCTCTCTATCTGTTGGTATAAATTCTGTCTTACTTCCTAATATACCGAAATTTTCAGTTAATGAGAATTGTCTTTGTGTATTTTTAGCTTTTTCATCTTTCACTAAATAACCACCAAACAAACCATTTAATATTCCACCTAAAAATCCATATTTTGATCCACCTAAATCAACTGTTGTCTCTTTTACTGTCTTTTTAGCGACTATTGAAGGATCATATACATAAGTTGAATAATATGAAATCTTATTTATATTTCTTGTTGTATCTTCTGTTTTTAATGTTTCTCTTATTGTCGTTCTTGTCTTATCTCCATTATTAGCATAACCAGATTGCTTTCCTTCCATAAATCCTCCTGTTGCCTCGTGAAGCATCGTTTCTTTTATTGTTGTCTTTGCTGTATCATATAATGCCGAATAAGTTTCATCTGGACCACTCAAATTTCCATTATTTCCTTCATGAATAGTTGTCTCTTTTGTTGTTGTCTTTGCTGTATCATATAAAGCAGAATAAGTTTCATCAATTCCACTTAAAACACCACCATTACCTTCATGAATAGTTGTCTCTTTTGTTGTTGTCTTTGCAATATCATATAAAGCAGAATAAGTTTCATCATTTCCGCTTAAAGTTCCACCATTGCCTTCATGAATAGTTGTTTCTTTTGTTGTAGTTCTTGCTGTATCATATAATGCAGAATAAGTTTCATCTGGACCACTTAAATTTCCATTATTTCCCTCGTGAATTGTAGTTTCTTTTATTGTTGTTTTCATTATATGATTATCAGGATCATATAATGTTCCCTTTTCAGGTAATTGTGGTGCAGCATTTCCATTAATTCTAGGATTGTCTATTAAATATTCTTTCAAACTAAATTTAATAGCATCAGCAATAGGAGATACCATAGCTTTAATAACACTTGAAAAATTGGCAACGGGTGTTTCTTTTTGTGTTAAATTTCTTTCTGTATCATATACAATAATTGTGCTTTTTCCATAATCATTTTCAATTGTTGCTTGTTCTTCCTGAGATTTGATTGAACCATAATAATTAATATGAGTTCCAATTCTTTTCGATTCCGATTCATCTTTCACACTCTCAATTGGTCTTTCTCTATCTTTCTTAATAACAGATTGACCTTTGAACCAATTATCTTCTGTTTGATAAAATGTTTTTTCTGCTCTATTTTTTTCAATCGGTGCTACATATCCACGCTGCTCCGTATTATTCATTGGTTTTAAAGGAAGAGTATATATCGAATTTCTCTGATCCGAAGCAGGTCTCAATTCTTCTTTAGTCTTTGGTCTTACAAATGAGACTGTATCCGCTTGTTGAAAACCTCCTGTTCCTTCACTCGAATAACCCTTATTCAATCCAGGACCAACTCGAATAGGTTCAATAGGTGTAATATTATTCTGAAGTTTTCCAACAGCAGCTCTAGCCATTAAAAATTTAGTTCGATCAATCATATTATCATTAAAATTAGAGACAGTATCAAAGAAATCTGATTTCTTAACCTCCTTTTTCTTAAAATTAACATCAGTGCTATAACCCATATTTTTATTTAATCCAAAATTTTCAACACTATTTTGAGTTACACCTTTTCTTAAAAAAGGTTGCATATTCCCATGTTTAAAATCATTTATATCCATAACTTCGCCTGATAAAGTGCTTTGAACTGTATTATTATTACTTGGATACATATCATCTCCATTTAAATAATGAGGGATTACACCAGTTTTAAAAGGCATCTGGGCTTTTTTATAAAATTTATCACTTAAATTTTGTTCATAATCTTTAACATTATCGTAATATTTGCAATTATAAATATTATCCATTGATGGCATTTCATTATTCTGCATATTTCTCTCTTTAAATGAATAATGGATAATTATTTAATTACTTAATCTGCATAAATAAAACCATAATTTGCCTTATCCATATATTCATCATCATCGTCTTCATCTTCTCTGCTTAAAATATGTTCATTTTCTCCATCTATTTCTACAGGGTTTGGATCATGATTAACATCTTCATTAAAATCCTCTTCTTCTTGATATTGTAATCCATATTTCTTCAATTCTTTTTCTATTTCCTTATCTTCTCTGGATTTCTTATTCATCCTTGCAAGAATATCTACCTTATTTTGCTCACGAATTTTATTTATAAAATCAATTTGTTCTTCTTGATTAAACATTTTTGAATTTTTAATAATCTCTTTAACCTTATCAACAATTTCTTTCATTATTTCCGCATAATTTGGAATATCAATTGCAGGAACTAACTTTTTATTTATAGCATTTTCTGGAACTGCTGGAAGTGCCATTATTCTTATTATGGCTATTTTTCTAATATTTATAATATCAGTTATATTATCAACAACTCCATTTAATTTATCCAATTCATTAATAGTATTATTTATGATAGTTATATAATCCATAGATTTAAGATATTTATATAATATCTTTGATACTCCTATTCCAATCTGCTTATAATTTTCAAAATTGTAATTATTAAATAATGGTTTCAATTCTTTATCATTAAAATAAGGAATATCTTTATAATTTTCATCAGTAGTTTTATAAACTGACATCAATAATTTATCAATTAAATCTTTTGTAAATACTGTTTTTGTCTTTTTCATATCTTTCAAATTCTCAAGCCATATTTCTAATTCGACCGAGTTTAAATCATATTTAATAGGATTTGAAATTCTTTCAAATAATTTAATTTTATTTTTAATTATCTTTTTCTTAATATAAAATCTCTTATAACGAGGCATGTTAAAAACACGCTCTCCCATCAATTTCTCCTTCGCCTTCTTTAAATCATGTCTTTCCGATTTGATATATAAATCAGCTGAAAAATTTTCATCAATCCTTTCTAAACAACAACCCTGCAAATATTTATGAATTTTTTTAGCATTTATAGTAGGCATATATATCAAAGCATCAATATAAGCTTTCAAAAATTGATTTCCTTTATATTCCTTTCGTTTTAATAGATCATATAATGTATCATAATATTTACGACCTATATTTATCTTCTTTTCCTTATTTTTAACTTTTCTTATAACCTCAATCTCAGAATTTTCATTTATCTTATTATTAATTATTTTTTTATAATCATCTGTCAATTCTACCAAATTTGCATATTCATCTTTATAAACATCTCCATAAACTTCTCTGAAAATACAATTTAAATAAACAGTAACTCCATTCTTTGCCGTCATATCATAAGGAACGCCATATTCTTCCCAAAGATGATCACATTCTGGAGACATCTTCGAATAATCGACAAATAGTGTTCCTTCAACAATTGCTTTCTGAAGTTTTATTGACCAATAAGAAATAACTTCATATATAACATTCTTAAAATTATCAAAATATTCATTTATAGCATTAATTATTTTAATATTATCTTTACCTTCAATTAAGATATATTTAATCTGTTTTTTCATATAAATTTCAAGTTCATCATTATCAATATTTGGAATAAATTTTTTTATTAATGTTGCTTTTGGTTCAAATGTTCTGAATTTATTGAATAAATGAGTTGTTACCATATCATAATTTAATGGCAAACCACTTATAATATGCATTTTATTTATAAATGGTAATGCCATTTTTAATAATTCTGCAAATCCAACTTCAGTATTATATAATTGATTTGTATAATATTTTTCTAAATTTATTTCTTCATCTTTTTCTTCTTTTTCATCTTTCTCTCCATCTATAGTTATTTCTTCATTTACTATTTCTTGCACTTTCTTAGGATTACCTTCATATTTACTCTCATCAGCTCCTACTGAAATTTCATGTTCATCATAATGACAATCAAATGTTAATTTATAAATATCTGTAAAAGAATATTTCAATAATTCAAATCTTGTTTCTAATTCATCCAATTGTTCTATAATTTTCTTCTTGTCATTTGCTTTAAAGTTTTCTAATGCCTTATTTGCAATGTCTATATTCATATTCATTCTCAATTCTCTAAGATTTGAGATAATTTCATTATAATTCTTATTATCAATATTAGAAACTAATGAAAATAATGATAATTCAATATTTTTTGTAATAGCCTTTTTTGATCCTTTTAAGATTTTTGCAATACTATCCACAGATTTTAAAGTTAAATCAATGAGAGATTTTATTTCTTTCATTACATTGAAAAAAGTATATCGAGGATTGTGAATAACAACCTTTTCATTTTTAATTTTACCATAAACAATTTTATCAGGTTTTTCGGATTTTTGCAGATTTTCAAGATAAATCTTAATTTTATTTAAATCATCAATTGAAATATTATCTAAATTATAATTATATTTCTGTAATAATAAATTGATACTAGTATAATTATAATTATCAATATCTATCTTATCCAATGGAAGCTCAATTTTATAATCTTTCATCATTTCTTCAAATTCTTTATATCCGTCTGCTGATAATGTTTCTAGTTTTAAAGGTGAATGCAAATGAGACATTATTTTATCATTCAAATAATCTTCTAAAATGGCAACAGGACTATATAAATATACACCTAAAATTGGAATATTTCGTTCATCATCTTTGAAGATAATATAATTATTATTTTCAGAGATTTCAATAACTGTCTTTTGTTCAGCCTTGAATGTGATTTTATTATCAATATTATAATTTAACGGAAACCATAATTTATTCTTAGATTTAAAAGCAAGATCAATATCATTCATCTTATCGTATTTCTTCAGATTTGATATAAATTCGGCGATGTCAAATTCATCAAAATTTCCACGATCTGCATCAGCAATTATAATAAAATTATTTGAAATCATTTTATTTCGATTGATTATTTCATAAAATAATTTTAAAAAGTTTTCAGCCTTTGACTTCTTTTTGACAAAATTAAAAAGTTCATTATATATTTCTTCTTTTGAAAATGCAATAAAATTAGGATTTTCTTTTATTAAATCTTCCATACTCACCAATTCATAATATTCAATTTCTGGTATATCTTCATTTACATAAATTATTTCATCTGAAGACATAGTCTATTATTATTTAAAGATATTTTATAATAAAATAAAATAATGAAAACTTTCTTATTCGTTCTTTTTTCCTCTCTTATTATCTTTGGTTCATCATTTGTTTTACATGTTGATAAACATTATACAAATATTGCCGCAAATATCTTCAATTTAAATAATAATATCAAATACAATCCATACATCTTTAAAAATGTAAAGTATTTTAATGAAAATCGTAGCATCTGCTATAATTTTAATCATAAAAATAATATGACATATTTATTGAAAGATAAAACAAATTATGCTATTTCTTTCAATGTATTCAAATATAGATATTTAATTTTTTTGAGATTAGTTCCAATTACCTATAATCATACAGAAATTAATATTGATATCCGCCAAAGTCGTCAAAATAATAATTATAAGATCAATTTTAATCATTATAATAGAGTAAATAACATTATTTATAGATATATTTATAATAATGTTATTAGAAAAGAAAATGAAGAATTATCCATCGATTTATTTAAATATTTTAATAACTACTAATTGATTGTTTGCATGATAATAGATAAGTTGGTTCTCCATATGGATAGCCTGGAGAATAATTTTTATTTTTTTGATTTAAATTCTGCCATTGATTTAAATTTGTATCGTCCATTACAGTTTGAGATGAAGTCGGTATAAATATTTTTTGGTCTTGTGGTTCTTCTATTAATGGAACATGATTATCTTTTGCTACCATTCTATAATTAATGCCAATTCTGTCAAATTGTTCGAGAGCTTTTTCTTGCGGATCCCAACATAGAGGGTCGAAACGATTTATTCCAGTTTCTTTTAAGGTGCAAGGAGGATTTGATAGACGAGATGATTCCGTTGGAATTGCACATTTTCGAGCATCTTTATTTATAGTAGTTTTACAACCAGAAGGACTATAAGTATTAGGCAAATACGCTTCCTTATTACATTTAGAATTTTTATAATTTAATCCAGCTAATTCGCTCGAATCATCAACAGCCTTTTTCATTGTGCAAGTATTTTGACCATAAGTTTGATATCTAATATAAGGGTCATCGGGAATAGTAATAGCACAATTATTACAATCATTGAAAGGTGAATTTAATTGATATAAACCCGGATATATAGAACGAGATAATTGCTCTTGATAACTTCCATTATCATATTTTAATCTAGTATCATTTGGAGTATTCATATTTCTATTATTAACAATTATTTATTTTTAATGGTGGCGGAAGTGGCACCGGACGATACATAATTGATTGACAACTTGGTAGATGTTTCATTGATTGATCAATTGGAGGGGTTTTATCATTTTTAATTATACCATCATCACTAGGAGTATATAAATTTGCTGGACATTTTGATATTATTCTTGTCTGTCCTCTCAATTCACTATCTAAATCAACTAAATTTCCCTTAATATGAGAAACAGCAGTTCCTCCAACTAAGCCTAATTGATGCATACATTTATTATTATTTTCATATCTACACGGAGATAATATATAACTCAATGTATCTACACTAGATTTTAAATCAACTTTATATGAACAATTATCATATTTTGTTCTATTAAAACTCATCTTATATTATTATTCTATATTATATTATTATTAAAATTTAATCTATTTATATAAGATCTTGTATCTTCTCCGCCTCGTGTCCAATTTTCTACAAGATGATCAGGGTTTTGAATATCTTTCATACAATCAACAAGCGGAGTAGGATTTTTTATTTGTAATTCCATTATTCCCTTTTTGCTATTACCACATCCATAATTTGCACCAAATCCTGAATCTGATCCAGATAATAAATCCAATTCAGCATCAATATCTCCGGATTGTGCTTTGAATAATGGACATCCATTAAATAATCGTTTAAATAATTGAAGACGGCATCTATCGCGTGTCATACCACTATAATTATTAACTAAACTACTATATTCATCAATTAAACAAGCATCTGCTAAACCATAACCAGGACGACCTCTTAAATTTACATGATCCACATAAAATTCAGGCATTCTAACATCCGGATCTTTACATTCTACTAATTGAGTTGTAAAAGTATAATAATCATTTATTTTATTATTACCATAATTTTTTGCTTCTTCCCAGCAACTATCAGAACACATATTATTTTGTTTATCAAAATATGTAGCCATTATTATTTTATTCTTTCTACTTATAGAATATCATAATTTTATATAAATTTAAAAATGATTAATTTTTAATAAAAATAATTTTTAAAAATGATTGATTTTTATAAAATAGAATTATATGAAAATAAATTAATAGGATTTATCAATTTCAATTTAGATACAAGAAATAATAAAATTAATATATCGTATTTTCATATTAATGAACCTGGAAAAAAATATGGAACATTCCTTTTAATTATATTTATGTCTTATGTTATCAATTATATTGAAAAACATCTAATTTCAGGAATATATTTAGATGATTGTAGCGATTTAGCTTCAACCACCCAATCCATTTATTATAAATTTGGATTGAGAAAATTAAATAAAAGAAAACAAGAAGAATTAGGAATACGATTTCTAAAATCTTTGAATAGATCAATTAAACCATCATCTATTTCAGATATTTCAACCGCAAATGAAATAAATTTTAAAACATTCATTGATTATTATAATTCTTTAATTAAATATTATAATAACATCATCAAATATTATAAAAAAAAATTATATTATGTTGTTTATAAAATTGATGTTAATGAAAAAACAAAAACTCAAATTTTAATTAAGAGATGTTAATAATAATGATAATGATAATTACAATAATTAAATTATATTTTTATAACATTGAATGCCATTATTTTCTTTACAAGTTTTATCACGATAATATAACCATCTTTCATAAGATTGGCGATCATTTGGAATAGTAGTAGCAGGGACTGTATAAAATTGTCTTTCCGAAAAATTGCGTTCATAAATATCATTTATATCTTTATAAACATTATCTTTAAAATAAGCATTAACATTATTTTCAATTTCCTCTTCATTATATGGACAGGCTTTAATATCATTATTATTATTTGAATAATCAATAATTGACGGGTTCATAAATGGATTTTCAGAAGATGGTTTAACACAAATCTGATTATTTACAATTGCTAAATTTCTATTACTCAAATGTTCATTTGTTTCTATTTTTGTTTTTTCATCAAATAAATAAATATAAAATAAAAATATTATCAATACAATTGCTATTAATATAATTATTGGATCTCTAAAAATTAATAAAAATATTATACTTAAAAATATTATCAAAAATACAATTGATAATATTTTATCTTTAAAACTCATAGTTACCAACGGAATTATATTCATCTTTCTATTTTTTAATAAGATGAAAAGAAAAATAATATTTATTTGTTATTAAGTTTATTTCTTAGTTTTTCTTTTTGCATTAGTTTCTTCAATGCATTCATATCAACTCCCTGTTTTTGTTTTTTTCCACCTTTTCCGCCACCCATTCCACCAGGACCGCCACCATTATTCATCATCATTTGCATCATATTCATAGCCATATTCATCCCTTCAGCACCACCTCCGCCATTTCCTCCATTTCCACCAGCACCTCCATTAGCTCCTCCAAATAGTCCCGGTAGAAGAGAAGCAAACTTCATAGCATCGTTCATAATAGCCTCCTGTGATAGCTCACCGCTTGAAATCTTGCTTGACATCTTTTGACTTACATTTGTAAATAGCTCTCCAAAACCACTATCAGGTTTTGCAATTGCCTTAAATATATCTCCTTCATCTGATATAGATTGTTTGAGTTTTGTCAAATCAATATCTTCAATAATCTCTTTTGCAATCTTTCCAATTGTAGTATCTTTTAGACTATCCATATTTGGCATTCCATCAGTTGAACCATCATCCGTTTTTATATTATCTTTCTTAAGCTCATTCAAACGAACAAGAACCTTCTTAATATTCTCATTTGCAATTTCAATTTCTGTTCCGTCGTCTGCCTCTTCCGTTACCTTTTGAAGCTCCTTTAGAATAGCAGTTATCTCTTCTTCTGTTAATTCATTTGTATAAATATAAAGAACACCAAGATAATGATGAGTTATGAAATTATTTCTAAGAAGCTTAACAATATCTTTTAATGAAATATCTTTATAAATTTCAAGTTGAGAATTAACATCATCTTTCAACCATTCATCACATTTATCTTTTTCAACACTAGCATAATTTTCCCAAGCAGTTGCAGTCTTTTCCTTGAAAAATTCAATATACTCAGCAGAAGTTTTATCATAAGTTTGATAATTATCTTTTATCGATTTCAAAACCTTCTTCGCAGTCTCACTATGAAGACGATGTTTTTTGGCTATATTTTTAAGCTTTTTAAGTAGATCAATATAATATTGATTGAATATGTATGTTGTATTTAAAGCAGTCATTCGTTTATATGTTTTAATTTTCATTAAATATCCTTAAATAAATTTTCGCGTTGTTTTTGTAGTTCATCTATTGACGGTAATTTGCGACTTGATTTTTCAGAATCATAATCAGTCATTTTAGGCATATCATTTTTATTACTACTATCTGAACTATCCAAACTTTCCCATTTATATAATCGATCTTTATTTATATTCATTGAATTTATATTATCGTCCGTGATATCACTATAATTATCTGCGATAATTGCACCTAGCGAAAATGATGATGGTTCTCCTATTACTTCTTCTGCCTTATTTAAAGGAATTGGTGAAATAATTGATGATGTCGATGGTGTTTCTCCTTTATCTCTAGTATTCTTATTTACAGTAAATAAATAACCTCTATTAGGTAATAGTAAATAATCAAATACTGCCTTTCCATATATTATTTCCTTTGATGGTAAAAACATTAAAGCAGGAACTGCCTTAACTTTATGCTTAATTTTATTTATAATACCATCAATAACAACGAGTTTTATTGTTTTCTTTATATCATGGATTTTGATTGTATCTAAGAGAACAGAACAATGTTGACAAGTTTCACTATAAAATAATATCATTTTATTAAAAATAAATGATATAATAAAATAATAAAAATTGACATAAAATTAATATCATTTAATTTTAATAAAAGATGTTTAAGAATTATATGTATGAACCAAAATCACAGAAAAATTCATTTGAAATTGAAAATATGGATCTGTCTATTGTAAATGGAATAAGAAGAATTATTTTAACTGAAATTCCAACAGTTGGTTTCTATGGTGAAGATGAACCGACCGTAGAAATTCATAAAAATACTGGACCTCTCCATAATGAACTGATGAAACACAGAATTGGTCTTATTCCTATTAATGTTAGTGAAGAAATTACTGATACTTATATTGATAATGATTATATATTTGAATTAAATATTATAAATGATAGTTCAAATACTATTAATGTTACGACAGCCGATTTTACAGGAACTTATAAAGAAAAACCTCTAACTTCAAAAGAATTAAACGAATTATTTCCGCCAAATCCTGTAACTAAAAGCAATATTCTTATCACTCGTCTAAGAGCCGAAGAACATCTTCATTTTACTGCAACTGCTATTAAAAAAACAGCTAAAGCCAATGCCTCATTTTCTCCTGTATCTCTCGCCAATTTCTATTTTATTGAAGATCCTAAAGAAGCAGCAAAAGCCTCTAATGTTCTCGATAAACATCGTTCTTATTTTAAAAATAGTTATGGCGACCCTACTCATATTAAATTTGAAATTGAAGCTGTTAATAAAATGTCTTATCAATATCTCTTCTCAAAAGCTATCGATATTATTATTGAAAAATTAAATAATCTCATTGCAATTATTGATACTATCTTAATTGAACCGGTGCCAAATAATCCATTTTCTGTTAATTTTCATATAGAAAACGAAGATGACACTCTAGGAAATGTTATTCAATCTCTACTTCATAATAAGTATATTCGAGATAATAATAAATATAAAGGTGTTGTATGTTCTTATATTGGCTATATTTGCCCACATCCTTTAAAACAACTTATGATCGTTCGAGTTACTCTCGAAGATCAAACAAATCCTGAGAAATTCAAACAATTTATCACCGATAATTCGTATGAAATCATTAAAGAATTAGAAATAATCAAAACGGAATGGATTAAATTTAATTCTAAGAAAAAATAAATTATATATTATCACCAGACAGCAACAGGAGTTTTCAAATGACAAGTAATTTTTGTTGCATATCCATAAAATAGTTGTGTCATAATTTGATTTACATTTGAATAACCGATAATTGTAAATACTCTAGTTTTAGTATCATTCTTATTATCACGATCAACATAATCAAGTAGATTGAATTGTGGGGTAAATCCAAATTTATCAATATATGAAATTAATTCTTTAGTTTTGTCTTCGACTTTATTATCAACAGGGACTTCAACAATATATTCAAAATGGCTCATTATTATAATTATATTTAATATTACAATTCTTTAAGTATTTTATTATAAAGATTATATTCAATTTCTGAATGAACTAATTTTTCATTCGTATCATAAATAAAACTATTCATATCATATTTATATTTAATATTTGGGATAAATTCTTTATAATTATTTTTATCATATGATTTGATATCATCATTCAAATCACATTCATTCAATACACCAACAACTTTAGCCATTACTATAATATGCTTAACACCATTTGATCGGACTAAAAATTTTATATGTCTTGCTAATGGTTTATTTTTTCTGTAAATTAATACATCTATTTCTAATAATAATATTCCGCTATCTGTTGTAGATTTTTTATATCTAACTAAAGAATTTTTAATTATATTGAAATTATTTGTATCATTCGGTAATTTAAATATTGGATGTTTAAATATATATTTCAAATAAATGAGAATATTATTATAATATAATTTTAAATTGTTATCATAAATCCAATTCCCCCATTCAATTCCATCAATATTTTTAATAATTTTATCATTTGTAATATTTAATAATTCGGATAATTTCCCCTCGATTTCATCATTTCCAAAATCATATAAACTATTCTTATTATTGACAACAACTAAATCATATGGTAATTTAGATTTTATTAATCTAGACATCGGATATTCATTTATATTTGTATAATTCTTCCTACCAGTAAAACATTCAATATTTACATTTATAATTAAATAGAAAATTATTATAAGTAGAATAATAATCAATAATTTATACACAAATAACATCTATAACATATAATATAAAATAATATTTATTTTATAGAGAATGCTTTTATTGTGTATTTTATTATACATCCTCATAATTTTATTAATATTTCTTTTAAAACCTTCAATAATGTTTGATGGACACGGAAATATTAAAAATTATACTCCAAAATCCTTAATGACTTTAGATATTATGTATCCATTTATTGCTTTACTTTGCTATTATTTCATTCTTGTAATAAAAATAACTTTGGATAGTTAAAATTAATGGATTATATAAAAAATTGGATTTTAACCCCTCAACAAAAATTATCAACAAATTCTTGTCTTTTTGTTATTGGAAATTCCGGAATTGGTAAGAGCTTTGCTATTAATCATTTATGCAATGAATTGGATCTATTTATAATTAATATTAATAGTTTCAATTGTTTATCTTCAAAACAATTGATAGACTTATTATATAAATCTTTCGTTTCTTCGCTAATTCAACAATTAACTAATAATAAACAAAATAAAATAATTATTATTGATGAATTTGAAACATTACTATCATTTGATAGCACAATGAATATCCATCTTCTCAATTTTCTTAATACTAATCATAAACATATACCTATTATATGTATCGGATCAAATAATGTTAAATTGGGAGAAATAAAAAAAATTTGTTCTTTTTATGAATTTCCTAATCTTACTATAAATGATATTCATAAAATATTATTACTTTATAATAATAATATAACTATCAATGAAGCAAAAGAATATGCAATCAAAACAAATTATAATATCAAAAGATGTATTCAAATGATTACAAACACTTATTATAATAAAGTTGATGATTTCTTGGAAATATGCGAATTGTATGCTAATAATTTTAATCGTGAAAATTTTAAAAGAATTATTTATAAAGATCAATGGCTTATTCCACTAAAATTTCATGAAAATCTTATTATTGAATTTAATAATAGGAATATAACAAAACAACAAAAATATTATTACTATAAAACATTTATTAATAATTTCTGCTATTTTGATATTCTTATGAATAAAAATACAGATATTGGAATTGACTTTTTTATAAGTATTATCAATTTCTTATTTTTCTTAAAAAAGAAAACAAATAAATCACATTCCTTAACACATTTTACAAAACTTTTAAGCTATTTATCATTACAGAAAAAAAATAATAAAAAAAATTATAAATTTAATATTCCTATCGGTCAATTTGGTGGAAATTATCATTTGAGTATTATTAATAGAAAATTTATTTATTAATATTAGATAGTCAATAATTTAAATATGAGTTATTCAACAGATACAAGCAATATTTTTGATGTTTTTACTAATAATAGAATTGTAAGCAGAGCCAGTAGAAGCGTTGATGAAGTATATGAGACAGTGTCTGCGAATAGAACATTATTTATAGGTCTTTTTGCTGTTGTCGTAATTACAATAATAGTTGCTATTATTTTATATTCATACATTGGATGGCAAATTTTCCAAAAAAGTGAAGATAGCATTAGCGAAACTAAAATACCTATTGTAGCAACTAAATTAAATCGTTTTGTTGCAAATATTGATAAAACGGGCAATGGAGCTAGAAGAAGTATTTCATTTTGGATTTATATTAATGATATGAATAAATATTCTGGACAATATAAAAATGTTTTAGCATTGAGTAATTACGGTGATAATTTAATTCCAGATCGTTGTTCTCCATACATATTTTTAGATAATAAAAATAATAGTTTGTATGTTCGATTTGCAAATAAATATACACAAAATGATTTAAGTATTGTTAAGAATTGTGCAAATATTGGTACTGATAATGATCTAGCAAATTATATGCAACAAGGTATTCAAATTAATTATATTCCTTTACAACGATGGGTTCATGTAGCTGTCGTTTGCAATGCAGATACCTATAGAACTCATATCTATGCATATGTTGATGGTGATTTAGTAAATACTGTTGCACATCAAGATCCATTTCCATTATACAAAAATAGCAATATTAAAACAAATGCAAATTTAAATGATATTGAATTGAATATGTCTGGCTATTTATATATCGGAAATAATCCTACTGGAATGTGTGGTCCTGGATTTTCTGGATTAGTATCAAATTTTAGTATTTTCAATTATGAACTCAATCCAAAAGATGTTTATTATCTTTATAATAGAGGACCGATCACGGGATTTATGGCAACATTAGGCTTAGGAGCTTATGGCGTCCGTAATCCAATTTATAAATTATAATATCTATAATAAAATTAGAAATGATTAATACAGTAATTCAAATAATATTATCAGTATTTTTAATTGCTATTATGGCTTTTATTAGCTATTCTATTTATAATAATGAAATAATCAGATCAGTAAAATTAAATACAACTACAAAACTAAAAACAGAAATATTTACAGGTATTTTAGATTATACTCAGGAAAAAAATATAATGGCTGAGACATATGATGCAAGTTCTAAAAATTTCCTTGATATAAATCCTTCTACTAATCAAAATGGTGGTGCAGAATATTCATATAATTTCTGGCTATTCTTCGATGTTGATGCTATTTCAAATGTAATAACAACTAATTGCGATGCTAAGATTTCTGCTTATAAAGAATATGCATATATTGTTTTATTTTATAAAGGTGAAACAAATACTTTACCACTATTGACAAATAATTATCAATGTGATTATACTGATCCAACAATGAAACAATATCAATATTTGTTAGATGAAAATATAAATGTTAAAAATCCATTAGTTAAAATTAGAAATGATGCAAAAGAAATTATTGTTGAATATAATAATATAAATTTCCCAGAAAGTTATAATTCAACTGCTAAAAAAATATCTTGTAAAATTAATGCTAATGATATTAAGACTAGAAATTTAAATAAATTTGGAATAAAAGAAATGGATACCAATAAACTACGACAAACTTTTAATATGATTACTATTGTTTTTCAAGAACAACCAAATAATGAACTTATTTTTAATGTTGAGAGTGCAAATTGTAGAATTTATTTTAATGGAGTTCTTATTGAAAATAGAATTGCACATTCTGCTTCAATTGAGAAAAAAGATGATTTCACTAGTATTAAATCAAGAGTTATGAAAAGTAATTTAAGTAAATTATTAATTAATCCAATAAATGTAACTCCTGGAATAACTTCAATATCACCAATAACTACATTAAATTCAAATCAAACAAATGTAAATATATCTCCATTACAAGTTGCTGATTTATCATATTTCAATTATGCTTTATCACAAAGAGAAATAACAAATTTATATAATAAAGGATATCAAAATAAAAAAGTATCATTTACAGATAAACTTATTAATATTCCTAAAGGAACAATTTATAAAATTGACAAAGATGATTATGTCAAACCTATTTAAATAACTTATATTATTATAATAATATGGGTGTCGGATTATTTCAATTGATATCAAAAGGTAATTTAATCAATGATGTTTTTAATAATCCTAGTATTAGTTTTTATAATTATGTATATAGACGTCATACTAATTTTGCCATTGAAAATATTATGCTAACTTTCGAAACATTACCATCTCTTTTAAGTAATATGCATAAAGGTAATGAATATTCTGTTAAACTTGCAACTTTACCTGATGTAAATTTATTAAGCAATCTTCATTTTATATTTACATTACCAGCCGTTTATTCTAGTAGTAAATATAAATTTAAATGGGTTGAAAATGTTGGGGCATTAGTAATAAAAAAAGCCACCATTAATATTAATAATACTATTATCGATACTATAACTGGAGAATGGCTTGTAATTTGGAATGAATTGACTATGCCTGTAAAAAATAATTTTGATTATATGACAGGTAATGTAGAAGCTCTAAATAATCCAAGAAAACCAGAAACAACAATTCGTATCAGAAATAATATTATTAGTTCTTTTGATTATTTAGATAGTTCATCATCTACACCTTCAATTAATAGTCGTGATATAATAATCCCGTTGCCTTTTTGGTTTAGTAAAAATCCTAGCTTAGCATTACCTATTTTTAAATTAGCATCAAGTAATAATATCTTATTAAAAATGGAATTTGAAGATATAGAAAAATTATATACTGTTTATTCTCCTATCTATAATATGAATGTTGCACCCTCATTTTATAATCAAATTCATAATGAAACTATTAATATTAATTCTTTCATTAGACAAGATGTTTTTAGAGCTCATATTGAAGCATTTTATGTAATTCTTGATCAGGCAGAATATAATCAAATTAGCAATACAGCATCTAAAGATTATTTAATTGAAAGTATTTCTATTATGTCAAATAATTTTAATGCTTCCATTGCAGAAACTATTAATAATATTACTATAAATTCTAAATTAGGCGTGAAAGAAGTAATTTGGACATTAAAAAGAGGTGATAGTGTTGATTATTTTAATGATATTATCAATTATACTTATAGTATCCCTAAAAATAATGAAAAAAGTATTATGAAAACTGCTAGATTAAATTGGGATATTAATAGTGGTAGTTATATTTATAGTAGAGTTGAAGAGAAAGAAGCGCATTTCTATAATGCTATTCAACCTTATCAATATCATAGTGCAATCCCTCGTCAAGGAATTTATTTATATTCATTCTCATTATATCCTGAAAAATGGTTTCCATCTGGCTTTTATGATGGCTCATATTCAAAAATGATATTAAGTATGACTTTTAATAAATATGAAAATAATTTGGTTGATGATATTTATAGTAATCAACCATTATTATTGAATAATAATAATAAAATTTATGCAAATGTTTATGTTGTTGAATATAATATTCTATCAATGGTTAATAATAATATAGGCTTAAAATATGCAAATTAAAAATATTACGATTATAATAAATGGATATTATAGTTTTTATTATAATTGTTATTGTAATAATATTTATCTATTATCTTATTAATGTAATAAGTGGTTTGCAAAACGATATCAGAAATATGACAAATACATGCAATGGAAATGGTAATGGAAATGGTAATGGAAATGCCACTCGAGATAATTTTTCAAATAATGATACTATTGATGTTACAATTAAAAAGGATATTGTTTCTGTATTAGAGTATGCTAAAAACTTTTTTATTTAAGAATAATTTTTAATTATAATTAATATGCCTCGGAAAAAAACAGTTCAAGACACATCAACAATAAAAAAAACACCTAAAAAAAATATTATTGATTCTATGATTAAGAATAATGATGAATCAGCTGATGTTATTGTTCAACTATCAATTCCTCAAGCTAAAATTAATAATATTATAAATAATAATGAAAGTCAAAATGCTAAAATCTTAATTCCAACGCCATATGAATCAACATCCTATTTTTCTAATGATGCCGAGAATATCTCATATGATAATGAATATCAGGCTGTAGCAGCAACAGGAAATAATAATAGTAAAAATTCTCATTGTTTCTGGTGTTGCCATCCAATTGAAGGTTCGACTGTTTATAGTATGCCATATAATTATGATGTTATAAATGATAATTATTTTGTTTTTGGATCATTTTGCTCTCTCCAATGTGCTAATGCTTATAATTTTTCAGCTCATGGAAGCAGTGATAAGGTCTGGGAGATTAATAGTTGGATCCAAATGTTGGGAAAGAGATATGGGTTTTCTAATATTATTCGCCCTGCCCCTTCTAAATATTTATTAAAAATGTTTGGTGGAAATATGACAATTGAAGAATTTCGAGAAGCCCATTTGAAATCAGACAAAACTTTTATTTTAAATATTCCACCTATGATTTCTATTAATACAAGCTCTGAAATCTTGAATACCTCTTATTTAGCAAAATTATCTGATAATAAGAAAAATAAAAAAACGATATAAAAAAATGATAATATTTCTTAAATGGAAATCATTTGTATCGAATGGACGAAATTGATAATATTTATTTTACTGATTATAAGGTTAGCACAATTACTTGTAATGCCGATTTAGGAATTAATTTAAATCTTGATATTTTATATGAAAATTTTCAAATCAATGATAAATTTATTTGGATTTATTATCCTAAAATAACTGATAGAGCCAATACTCGCGGAATTTATCCAAAGAAAAAGAGAACACCAAAAAAAGATACAGCAAAAAAGAATTTATTTGATAATCAAGTAACAACAATTTTTAAAGTTAATGAAATTTATTTACCTAATTTGAAGATATTCAAAAATGGTAATATTCAAATTACTGGAATTAAAGATAAAGCAATTGTTGAAGATATTATTAATCTTATTATTATTCAAATTAAAAAGATTTATGAGATTGATATTAATTTAACAACTAGCAATATTGAAGACATAAAATTTAATAATTTCGTAATTCGTATGATCAATACAGACTTCAAATCATATTTAAATCCAACTATGGAAAGTAAATTTCTTATTAGGAGAAAGATTTTGCATAAGATTTTAATCAGTGATATTTATGATAATAAATGTAGCTTTGAACCTGGAAGATATCATGGCGTAAAATTGGAATATTTCTGGAATTCTAATAAAGAAAAATTAGATGGGATTTGTATTTGTAAAAAACATTGCTTCGGAAAAGGAACAGGAGTTGGAGAAAATAATTGTAAAAAAATTACAATAGCCATTTTCGAAAGTGGAAGTGTTCTTATTACTGGCGGCATATCATTTGAACAAATCGATGAAGCATATAAATATATTACAAATATAATGAATATTCATCGAAAAGAAATACAAAAATCAGATTTAAATCTGCTTTTAATGTAAATATGAATTAATCTAAAATAATATCAATTTTCTTTAAAATTTCATCAATTCCTGAAATCTCTTTTGTATCATAATATAATTTAAAATCATTATATTGATAGATAATTTTTATTTTTATTATTTTGTCATCTTTCTTAAAAGAACGATTACAAATCAATTTATCAATATTATTATAATAGGTGTCATCATACATATCAATTATTTCAAAGTTTTTATTTTCATTTCTTTTTTTGATTATATAACAATCTATATATTCAATATTTTTATAATTTAATAATTCAAATAATTCTAATTGAATGTCATTGTCATTATCAATAATTTTATCATTGAATATCATCTTAATTGTTTCATTATCTGTTATAAATTTCAAATCATAATTAATACCCTCCGCATTAATCTTATAATTATAAATATCTCCTTCATCTGTATATTCAATATTAATTGAAACTATTTTTGAATTTTTCTTAATAAACATTTGCAAATCTGAAAATTCCATTTTAATAATTTAAATTATATAAAGTTATTTTATCATTTTTTTTATATTAATGTATAAAACAATATATTGTATTTTTTTATCTATTGGAAATAATATTATCTTCAACTATTATCTTTTTATGTTTTCTATATTTCCAACTTATTTTAAACAATCTGTTGTTGATGCAAAAAAAACAAGTGATAGTCTTTATAATAGCCTTATGTTCTTACATTTTAATGATGATATATATAAAAAATATCATATAAATTTAATGGATATTCATGCAAATATTATGAAAATGATAGATAAAAATAAACAGATGATTAAAAATAATGATGAAGATGAAAAAGAAGATAAAAATGATGATATAAGTGTTATGAGCGATTTGAGCGATTTGAGCGATTTGACTGTCTCGAGCCATGAAAGTGATGTGAGTTCGACTTATTTTTTTGACGAATAATACTATTACATAACCCTAATTTTAAACATTTATCTGCATCAAATAAACTAAACTTATTTTTAATATCTTTGATTGTTTTATCGTCCATTTTTGTTTTTTCTTTTAATATTTGAGCTATTGTATTAAATATTAATTGCGTGTTTTTTATATTATCATCAATTAACAAACTATATTTATTATTAAAATATAATATGTTATTTATGATATGAGCATAATCAAACATAAAAATATGATCACAATAAAGCATCGGTAGTAAATCATCTATACTAATTGGACTATTTATAATTGCATATGTTGGCTGTTTTAATCTTAAAATTCGTGGAATCATATTTAAAGTATCATATATATTATCTTGTATTTTTTTATTTTCTTCTTTATTATCTTCACAATGATTATTACGAGGATATAAAATAACAGGTGTCAAATTATCTTGAAATAATATTTTATCTATATCTTCAATTGAATTATTACAAGAAATTTTAATATTATTATATGGATTTTTTATAATTTCGTGTATATCTTTTTTTATATCAAGATTTTCTTTATTTTTATTTTCAATTTTAATAACTCTATCAACTAATCCTTTTTTTAAACAAAAATTAGCATTTAATAATAAATCGTGTTGAATCATTTCTATGATTTCTGGTCTTTTCATCTTTGTTTTTCTTTCATACATTTTAATTACATTATCAAATTGAGCATCTGTTTCTTGAATAGTATTATGTAATTCACTTCTTTTATATCTAATTGGATTTTTTGCATAAAATTCAATTGAATATTCATGAATTAAACAAAATCCAAAATTATTTATCAATCGATATGGACTATTAATAGCTAAAAATGTTGCTGCAGAATAAGCATAATTATCAATAATAGTAGCTATAGGAACCTTATTAAATTCAAATACACTTAATAATGCCATTCCTTCATCTACATACCCCCCTTTTGATGCTATATGAATTAAAATTGGCTTAGGATTTAATATTGCACCCGATTCAGTTTTTACCTCTTTATTTGCAATTTCTATTTTTTCTATTAATTTTAATATTGATTTATTACAAACCTCTTCATTAAAATAAATATGAGTTAATTTATCACTGAAAAAATCACGATCAGACATAGATTTAAAGACGCTTATATCCATATTTCTTTCTCTATTATTATTTATTATAAAAAATGAATTATTATTTTATGATTATTTATTATTAAAAATGGATATTTGCATTTCTGAAATTAAGCATAAAGGCTTTTTATGGATTGATAAAATACTTGAAGGAGGCTTGACATATACAAAAGCAGGTTCTATTTCATTTCTATTAAATGGAAAAATACCAAGTGATCAATCCATTAATATCAAACTTGGAAGATTTGGTGAGTTTTTAGCAAAAGAATTAATAAAATATAATCATAATTTAGAATTATTAAATTGTGGCATTCAAAAAATTAATGATAAAAAAAAAGAAATAAATCTTATATTTAAAGATGAATTTAGGAAAATTATTTATTATCGCGAATTAAAAGCAAATATTGAATTAGACACTGAAAAATTACCTGCAACTATTAATAAATGTAGAGAAATTGAAAATTCTCTTAAAATTACTTATCATAATTATGAAATTAATTGTGGTATCTTAAATTGGAGTGTCTATGATAGACAAATTTTGAATGCTGGACTTTCAAATATAAAAACATTTGAAAATCAGGGAATAAAAATAGATCATATGCAAGACTTCCTAGAAATTATTAATATTAAATGGAATGAAGAAGACTATTATTCTTATTTTAGAGAAATAGGAATAAAAATAAAAATGAGACATCAATAATTTTTTATTATTAAATGTTTGGTGTTTATTTCATTACCAACTCTATTATCATATAATTTAAATTTATATTTTTTATCATATTCAGATACAATATAACCTTCATATAATTTCTCAATAAATTCTGTTTTTCCTATAATCATCAAGCATTTTATTTTTGTATTTTTAAATAGAAATGCCAATTTTTCGTGTTCTTCTTTTCCAAATTGGCAATATCCATAATCTGTAAATTCACTATCATAAGGCGGATCCAAGAACATAAAATTATTTTCATTATCATAATTTTCAAATATATATTCAAAATCTTTATTTAATATCTCTGTTCTTTTTAATAATATTTCATAATCTTCATTCAATAATTCTTCAAAATTAATTGTTTTATATCTTCCAAACGGAATATTGAATTTACCATTTTTATTATATCTTAACATTCCTCTGAAACATGTCTTTCGCTGATAATAAAATTGTTTTGCTCTTTCTATATAATCATTTGTTTCCATTTTATCCCGAATTTTATAATAAGTTTCTTCATCATTTGGTGATTGTTTCATAAATTCATATATTTCTCTTCCTTTTCCTTCTGCAATTGATTTATATAAATCAATCAATTCATTATGAACATCTCCTATAACTGCATTATCTGGATTTAAATAGAAATAAACAGAACCACCGCCAACAAATGGTTCAATATACTTATCATAACTTTCAGGGAAATAATCTTTGAATAATTTTATTTCATCACTCTTTCCTCCACTCCATTTTATTAATGGTTTTAAATGCTTTTTTTCTAATGATAATGATGATGATAATAATGATAATAATTCAATCAATTTACTCTTATTTTTAGATTTACAATTTTTAATTCCAAGAGTTTCGCATTTTTCCAATAATTCTATTTTTGATAATCCCAATAAATTCATAATTCAAATATTTATATTACTTATAATCATTTTTTAAATATATAATCATAAAATTTACTAAAAAAAGATTTATATTTATTATCATCGTGAATATATGTATTCAACATTTTTTTATAAAATTTAATAGGATTAATATTTATTATTGCCATCGTGATTATATATATCAAAATTATATAAAGACTAATTTCTAAATCTTTAAATGATATTTTGGTCTTGTAGATTAATAATATTGGTATTAGTTTTATTATTATATTGATGATTGTAAATTTTATGAGATTATATTTATTTGCTTTTTTTGAAATTAAATAAAATATTTCTCCAAATGTTATTATATATCCAACAATTAATATAAATAATGGATTGTATTTTGTCAATTTGAAATAATAAAACAAAAACCATATGAAAATCCAATATGAAAATATTTCAATTCCTATAAACATTTAAGATTATCACACCTATTTATATAAATATGTTTAAAATTGATGAATTGGGTGAAATTGATTTATCAAATAATGAAATTATAAAAGGAGTTTCATTTAATTTTAATATTATCATTGATATTATCAAAGCCCTTAAAAATGGTGGTGAAGCTTATGTTGCCCTTCCTTTTCATAATAAGATCAATTTTATTTCTATAAAAACATTATTATTAAAAACTTGCGATTTAAAAGAAATTATTTATCTTCTTAATGGAGATTTTGATAAAAACATCAATTTCTTTATTCTTCATTTTATCAAAAAACTTAATAAACCTATTAATAACAATAGCTTTCAAACAGATATCATTAAATTCTATGATGAAACCAATAATTTAATCAATTCTATCAATATCAATGAAATTATTAATCATAATTTTTCATTTCATTCATCCGATTATATCAAAGAATATCCATTAAATCCCAAACATTTCATCATAAAACAATTACACGAAATAGCATCTATTGAATATGGCGATTATTTAGGTAATAGTAATGCTAATGGCAATGATGACAATAAATATAAGATTTATGGATATAAAAATGAAAATAAAGAGGTTAATAAATATAATAGAGATGGTTTTAATATTATTATTACGAAATTCAAGGTTTATTTGACAAATGATAAACTTTTTTTAAATAATATTGCTGTTTCTGTTAAGTCTTCTAATAATGATATTATTTCAGATAAATATTTGGGCTATTATTTATCACATAAATATAAAAACATTAATTTAAAAACTTTAAAATCATTTAATATTCATATTCCACCAATTGAAGTTCAGGAAGAGATTGTAAATTATATGAATGAAAATAATGAAAAGATTGAGAATTTAAAAAAAGAAGTTGAAGATCTTAATTATAAATCTTCATTATGGTTTGTGAATGTTGATTAAAAAATGATTTAAAGAATTATTTTAATATTAATATTATAAATATTCAGCTTTCCAAAATGTCAAAAGAAGATAATGTAGGCATTGGAATTGACCTTGGCACCACCACTAGTTGCGTTGCAGTTTGGATTGGAGATCGTGTTGAAGTTCTACCAGATCATCAAACCGGATCTCGTATTATTCCTTCTTATGTTACATTCACTGATGATGAAAAATTGGTTGGCGATGCCTCTAAAAATGTTTCAACTATGTATCCTAAAACAACATTTCACGATATTAAGCGTCTAATCGGTCGCAAATATGATGATAGTTATGTTCAGGCTGATAAAAAGCTTTGGTCATTTGATATTGAATCAGATGCTAATAATAAGCCTGTTCTAGCTTTTGATTATAAAGATAAGAAGAAAAAGCTTTATCCAGAAGAGATTTCAGCAATGGTTCTTTCTCGTCTTAAAGAGACTGCTGAAGCTTATCTGGGTCATCCAGTTAAAAAAGCAGTTGTAACAGTTCCTGCTTATTTCAATGATAGTCAGCGTCAAGCTACAAAAGATGCTTGTATTATTAGTGGTATGGAATGTTTGAGAATTATTAATGAACCAACTGCTGCAGCTATTGCTTATGGTCTTGATAAGACAGCTGAAAAAGAAAAGACTATTCTTATTTTCGATGAAGGTGGTGGAACTCATGATCTTTCTGTTTTGAGTATTGATGGTGGTATTTTCGAGGTAAAAGCTACTGCTGGTGATACTCATCTTGGTGGGTCTGATATTGATAATCTTATTGTTGATTATCTTTGTGCTGATATTAAAAAGAAATTTAATAAAGATATTAAACAAAATCCGAAAGCTCTCAAGCGTCTTAATATTGCTGCTGAGAAAGCTAAAAAGAACCTTTCAACAACAACTACTGTTCCCATTGAAATTGATTCGCTCTTTGATGGAATTGATTATACCACTACAATCAGTAGAGCTAAATTTGAACAACTTGCTGAAAGCTTCTTTAATAAATCGATTGAGCCAATTGCTAGAGTTCTTCAAGATGCTAAGATTTCTAAAAGTGATGTTGATGAGATTGTTCTTGTTGGTGGTACTACTCGTATCCCTAAAATCCAAGAGCTTCTCAGCAATTATTTCAATGGAAAGCAGTTAAACAAATCTCTAAATCCTGATGAAGCTGTAGCTATTGGAGCAGCTATTCAATGTGCTATTCTCACTGGTCAAGGAAGTTCAAAAACAAACGATCTTCTCCTTCTTGATGTTGCACCTCTTTCTCTTGGTATAGAGACAAGCGGAGGAGTAATGACAAAGATTATTGAGAGAAATACAACTATTCCAACAAAGAAATCTCAAACCTTTTCAACATATTCTGATAATCAGCCAGGAGTTGATATTAAGATTTATGAAGGTGAGCGTGGATTTGTTAAGGATAATAATCTTCTAGGTTCATTTCATCTAAGTGGAATTCCTCCAATGCCTAGAGGTCAGCCGAAGATTGTTATCGATTTATCAATTGATGTTAATGGCATTCTTGAAGTAACTGCAAAAGAGGAAAGCACAGGAAAGACCAATAATATCAAAATTACTAATGATAAGGGTCGTTTGTCAAAAGAACAGATTGAAGAAATGGTTAAAGCAGCTGAGAAATATAAAGAAGAGGATGAGAAAAATAAACAACTAATTGAAGCTAAAAATGAACTTGAGAATTATCTTTATAATACGAAAAATAGTCTTTCGACTAAAGCGGAAGGAGCTCCTGAAAATTTTGATGAAATTAAAGCTGAAATTGATCCAGTCGTTGAAGAAGCCCTCAAATGGTTTGAAGAAAATCCAAAACTTACAGTTGAAGATTATAAAAATAAGCAGAAGGAATGTGAAGATAAGATCAAACCACTTATCACGAAACTTTATGGAGCTGTTCCACCTCAAGGAAGTGAATTTGTATCTTCTGGAAATGGTCCTGCTCCATTCGAAACATCAGCCAGTCCAGGAATGGAACAAGCAGGACCTAAAGTCAAGGTTAATATCAATAATGAAGACCTTGATTAAAAAAATAATTATTTTTCTTATTTTTCTTTTTATTTCTATTTAGCTTCTAAAATGGAAATTCTATTTGTCAAGTCAATAACTTGTTGTTGTAATTGTTGAATTAATTTATATAAATCTTTTGTTCCTTCAATTAATACTGGAACTATTCTTTCATAATTTATAGTTAAATATTTTTCACCAGATTTTGATATTATATTATTATTTTTATCGAGTTTTGCATCAAATGGTGCAATCTTAACTATATCAGGAAGAACTTTATTTACATCTTGAGCACTCAATCCAATTTCTTGTTTTATATTACTATAACCAAAAGATAAAGCTAATTCATTTGGTGTATAATAAAAACCAGTAAGATTATTAATAATTTCAATAGAATTTGATATATTTGATGTAATATGTTTCAATCTAATATCAGAATAATATGCAGCTACATCACCTGTTGCATATATATTTCCAACTACATGTAATGGAGCTGCTGGAGTTGTTGTTCCTATTCCAACATTACCTTTAATATATGTATTACTATTTTTAGGATCTAATACAATATTACCTGCTGGAGTAATAATTATGCTAATAAATAATTCGATATTCATCATCAGTTAGTGGTTGTTTTAGTTTTATTATATTTATTTAATAATTTGATATTCATTAACTTCATCTATATCTTTTAATATTTCATCATCATATTTTAAATAAATGTTTTTTGGTTTCAAATTTTTAAATATAGAATTACTTTCATTTAAAGCTGTAGGTGAAAATAAAATGATCATTTGTGGTAGTTCATTACCAAATTCATCATAAATTGGAATTTTTTAATACATTTTTAATAGTGATGCAAAAGTATATGACTTTTTACTATTCTTAGATCCAACAACTAAGGCTAAAAAAAATGAGGTTGTAAGTTTGTATTCTTAGACTGTGGTTCATTTTACTTTACTATTTTAAACTCTGGTATTGATAAATTTCTCATTGTTTCTTCAATTATCATTTTATATAAAAAAAATATTATTTTTTCTATTTAATAATTAAATAATATGAAAAAAGAAAAATAATTATTAATAGAAGAAAATTAAAAAAAACTTATAAACAATAAAGACCATCAACCTCAAAAAATAACACTTAAAAAATTACTCCTAAAATTTAATTAGATCCTGAATATCAATTTCAACTTAAAATTGAAGTAAAGAAAGATGAAGAACCAAAAGATAAGAAAACTTAAAAATATTTATGACAAAATGTAGATGATTTGACTAATTTTATTATCAATGTTATGATGTTAAAAGAAAATGAAGAAGAAGAAATACCACCTCCTAAAAACAAAAAAATAAAAAAAATAAAAAAAGTAAAAAAAGTAAAAATTAAAAAGACTATTGAAAAATTACCACCAAAACTAAAAAAATGAAAAAGAGTTAATAAAACTCTTTATCTTACTGTTAGTGATAAGGAAGCAGATGATCTTATTAGAAAACATAAAATAACATTACAATAACATAAATGATACAAAACTCAAAGCATTTTTAGATGGTTTGACTAAAAATAAGTAATTATTTTTATGACTATCATTATAACAATAATTAATAGTCAATTGAAACAACAGAACTATTGAAGTTAGTATGAACAACTCGTTTAACATAAGCTAATAGATAAACTTTATCAGTTGCTGAAGAAAAGAATGTAGTAGAATATTTTATTGTAAGAAGATTGTCATTTAAGTTTGAATAACCAAAAATAATACCATTTTTCTAAGCACCAGGAAATTTAAAACTTGTTCCCATAAGGAACCTAAATTTGCTCCAACTTTCAAGAGATTAAAGTCCTGGGAAATCTCTTACAAGTCAATCATCCATAAAACTAAAAGTATTAAAGTTATGATTTTTGATTAAATGTAGAGGTTAAGGGAAATGATATTGAAGAATACCATTGATTTTTAACTAATATTAACTTAGAGACACAGCACTCTTTTTGAAATATTTAGATTGGTTAAAATCATTAACATTTATCTTTAGATCTGCAATTACTTGTGAAAAACTAACATTAGAAGTAGTATTTTGGATAATATCAAACATAGTGAAATAACATTTAGATAGATATTTAGCAGTAGTTAAGAATTGAAGATTTGGATTAGATGTTTTATCTACTTGAGAAGATAGAGCTGAATTATTAGTCTTAAATACAATTAAATAATTACAACTAGCTTTAAGAGAATTTAGAGCCATTTAATAATAATTATATCTAAATGGTATTGTGCTTTTTCTATTGACATATCCTTGTATAGTATTCGCATTTTTAACTTTTACACCTTTTAATTCTCCTACTGTTGAATTGATAATCTCATCTGGTGTAAAGTGTTTTGCTTCCTGTGGTGAAAATTCAAATAACTTTAATTTGTCTTCTGGTTTTAAACGGTGTAGTGCTAATAATTGGTCATCTGATATAATGCCCTCAGCTGCCGTAAAAAATGGCAAATTCTTTCTTAAATCTGACCCAGAAAGTTTTGCTGCTTTTGGAAATTTAATAATAGCTGAGCCTGGAGGTCTTGATGGTGATACAAGGCTTTCTGCTGCCATTCTTGTGAGTTCTTCTTGGTCTTTTGGAGTGATATCATTTATGGAATGTGTTTTCGCAAGAAGTCTTTGTAATATTGTTTTCATTACTCCTACTACTTCATTTTCGTCCAAATCTCTACCTAATACCTTTTTTTGTTCAACATATAATTTCTCAAAATTGTCTCGCTCACCCAAACCGAATTTTACAAGCAATTTTTTGTGTTTTCGTTATCCAGATTTGAGATATCATCAGCAGTATAGTCTTGTAGTTTTTTGGCTTTCTGTTGTTTGGGTCTTATGTCACTTCTGAAAGCTGTTGAAATTACTGGTTGTTCTTCTACATTTGTAATCATAGAACCAGCCGGGGCTGTTTCAACCTCAGAATAATTAGTATTAGGCTTTTGACCTCCCAGTCCAAACGCTTCTCTAATTTTCCCTATGATGTCTTCTTCTTCATTAATCAAAATTTTAGAATGTAGGCTTGGTTCGATTTTAGTTTTATATCGTCTAAAATTGTGTTTTTCAGAATATTTGATATTAGCTTTGACTGTTAGCTCTCTTCTGTTGTTATCTATTTGGATGTTATGATGTTTCTTTTTTTTCCGCTGAATTGATTAAATTGATGTTTGGAGCCTATGAGTATCCTGCAAAGGTGCTAGGTCTTATCTTATTCCAGTTCTCTAAAGCCAGTTCGAATGGCATTTTTATTCTATCAATTATGAAAGAAAATTAAAATGGAGTTATAATATTTGTCAATTTATTTATTTGGTCTTGCTGTGCTTGAATAATTTTATATAACTCTTGAATTGCCGATGTATTCAAAGCGTGAAAAGACTGATAATCAAGATGTTTAAAATCATCTACTTCTTTCCCATAAATAAAAATTGGGTCAGTCTCATCTGTTGATAATTCTCTATTAATAATAAAAGAATAATCATCAATTACTTCAATGACTTTGACATATCTCCTTCTATATCTATTTTTATATGGTGTTCCATCTATTTCAAATTCTTGATTTAATTTATCATTATTATTAAGAACTAATTTAATATTATCATCGATACTAACAAGACCATTAATATTATTATTAGTGGTAATAAGTGCTTTATTGTCTCCAATGTTAGAATGATTACCATAAGAATTAATATTACAAATAAAATCTGTTGTTTTGTAAATCAAATTTGATAATTCTGGTATTTGTTCTATATCTTGCGATATAAAACCATATTTAAAATTACAGTCCTTTTCATCCATTAAATCAAATGATTTTGGTTGTAATTTATTTATAATTGATAAGGCATTTGAACTATTTATTAATTCAACATTTTTTTTAATTCTGGCATCAGACATATCAGCATTTGTTGTTGCTTGATTTCCATTTAAAAACCAAGTAGAATAAGTCAAACTTTCTACATAATGACTAATAAGAAATGAATTTGGGACATATGAGAGTGGTGTATAACCAATTGTAATTGACCAACCATTGTACAAATTAATAGAATTGCGAACAGTAATACTACCAGTACTATCAATAGTAAATGTTGTATAAGTTGCTCCACTATAAAATACATGAGAACCACCTGAAGTATATCTTAAAGTTCCTGCATTGATACCAAAACCATAGCCAGTATATAATTGAAGTCGCATGTCAAGAGTGGTATCATTGAAAACCAAAGTTTGATTATTATTTATCGTAATTCCTGCTGTTGTTGTTAATGGTTGTCCAATACTTACACCAGTATTAGTAATACGCATTTTTTCACCACCACTTCCAACATTTAATATTATATTATTACCTGTATTTGCTGTAATTCCTAAATCACCAGCACCTTGATAAATTGTATTTGCCTTATCCCATCCAGCAATTCTTAAACCAGATGAAAGAGTTCCACCTAAATATACATATCCTGAACCATCTCTTTGAAGCATTAAATTTTGATTATAACCAACTGATTGTTGAATTGTTTGTATTAATGCTCCTCCTGTTGATGATGGTGTATTGATTATTAAACCATATTGATTAGCACCATAAGAAGCACTATCAACAACATATAAACTCTCACTATTAATTTGTCCTCTAACATCTAATTTACTTAATGGATTAGTTGTTCCAATACCAAGATTACCACCTGGCATAACTGTAAATAAATTTTTATCAAATGTTGTAGCAGAAGTTGATGTTCGTGTATTAACTGTAAAAGCAGAATATCCAGAAACATAAGATTGAGTATTATTTCCACCACCATAACCATTAGCAAATCCTCCTGCGTTTAAACAGATAGCACACCCCCAATAACCAGTCCAAATAGCATCACCGCCAAATACTGATGTTAATGTTGGAACATTAGCAAATATTGCTGCTTCCACAGTTGCTTTATTGTCAGTAGGAAGACAATCTATTGATAACCTTTTATTAGCATAACAATAATTATTTGTTCCTATTTTAAAAGCATAAGCACCAGTTCCATTTTGTAAAACTAAATTACCTGTTGTTCTTAAAATTAAATCACCAGCTACTGCTGATGAGGAAAAATTACCAGCAGTAACAGCTAAACCCAAATTATTACCATTTGTAGCTCCCATTTGTATAGTAGGAGTAGAAGCGTTTTGTATTAAAGTACCAGTCATTGTATTAGTTCCATCTAACTTCAAATAAGTAGTTCCAAGTGAAGCAGTAGTCTGATAAGCACTTAAATCAAATGTTAAAGTTCCAGCACTAAATGTAGCAGTTCCTGATGGACTTAAAGTATAAGTAGTAATTTTTGGTTGATATTTGGTTGTTAAAGCAACACCAGCTTCTTGAATTATAGTAGAATTAGTTGTTCCATTTACATCTAATTTTTGCATGGGATTTGTTGTTCCTATTCCAACATTGCCTAAAGTATTATAAATATTATTATTTGATTTATTCCAAACATTCAAATAAGAATTTGAAATATCGTCTTTTCCAAATATTTGCAATTCTGCAAAATTTAACAGAATTGCATTAGTATCAGCTCCACTTAATTTATTTACTACCCATCCTATATATAAATATGGTATAGTAAGATTTGAAACAATTTTTTCATAATAAGTACTAGAATAACTTGCAACTGCTGCATTTAAAATGCTAGTATATGACGCATCTGTTATTTCTACCCAATTTACACCATCATTTGAACCATAACATTTCCAATATCCGGGTGCTCTTGATGGATTAGTAGATCTTTGATAAAATCTAAATCTTGTTAAAAGAATTGGAAATGGAAATTTAACAATAATCCAATCTCCATAATAATTATTATTTAAACCAATTCTATTTGTATTACCAGCTACAACAGTTCCAGCACTTACAAGATAATTATTGATTGCCCAAGCTGCCATAGTATTTCCAGTTGCATCACCAAAATCATAATTGAATAATGATGATCTTGGATATATTGATCCATAAGTTGATGAAGAAAATATTGTATAAGTTCCATGATTATTTAATGAAAATTGTTCTTTATAATAAGAAGCTGGTGTTACATTTAAAATCTCATTTGATGATAATGCTTCTGTTGCTGGTGCAACATCCCATACTCTTGGCGGGAACTGTTTCTCATTTGTATTGTAAAGAATATTATTAAAACTATCTATTGGTGTAAAACTTGTATTTGGTGTTCCTGTTAATGATATATCAGCTATGCTTAAAGTTTGTGCTCCTATTGTTTTTGGCACTATTAAACGATAATAGTTATATGATGTATAATTATATATACTATATGTATTTGATGGTGCATATGCAGTTGTTCCTATTCCAACTTGAGATGTCAATAAATTCCAATTATAACTATCTTTTGAACCTGCCAAAACAAAATCTTTAGGACATTTCAAATTACTAGCAACAATACCTGAAATAGTTATTGCATTGGCAGCAAATCCTTTATCATAATAAAGTTGAAGCCATTCACCAACAACAACATTACCAGAAACAAAATTACTTGTAAGATAAATATTAAGATTACTATAAGTTCCATCAGATTTATAAGGAAGATTTGGATTTGTATATTCATCTGTTAAAACTTTATTAAATGCTAAATATGCATTAGTAGTATTAGATGATGCAGAAGCCTGATAACTTCCAAATTGCGATTGAGCTAAAGCAGAAATAAAAGAACTTACAGCAGAAGTTGATATTCCAATTGGAGGATAATTTAAATTATATTGATAATTATTTTCAAATTTAAAATTATTATATTGAGATGCATCATTATAACTACTTCCACCACTAATTTGATTTATATTATTTAATAAAACATTTGATACAGCAGTAGTAAAATTAGATGCGTTTGTATTACTTGAACCTATAATTCCTATTAAGGTATTGGATGCTTGAATTGTATAATTAGAAGTATAATTAGATGCGGTTGTATTACTTGAATTTATTACTCCTCTTAAGGTATTTGATGCGGTTGTATTACTTGAATTTATAATTCCTATTAAGGCATTGGATGCTTGAATTGTATAATTAGAAGTATAATTTGATGAAATTGTATTGCTTGAAATTATTACTCCTGTTAAGGCATTAGATGCGGTTGTATTACTTGAATTTATAATTCCTATTAAGGCATTGGATGCTTGAATTGTATAATTAGAAGTATAATTTGATGAAATTGTATTGCTTGAAATTATTACTCCTGTTAAGGCATTAGATGCGGTTGTATTACTTGAATTTATAATTCCTATTAAGGCATTGGATGCTTGAATTGTATAATTAGAAGTATAATTTGATGAAATTGTATTGCTTGAATTTATTACTCCTGTTAAGGTATTTGATGCGGTTGTATTACTTGAATTTATAATTCCTATTAAGGCATTGGATGCTTGAATTGTATAATTAGAAGTATAATTTGATGAAATTGTATTGCTTGAA